AAAATTAAAAAGATGCAATAAAGTAAATATTGTACTTACACCTGAGTCTACGGGAGGCTCATAGATATATCGTATAAGTAAAAATAAAGCGATGTGTATTATTACACATAAAATAAATACCATTATAATTTTTGTATAATCTGCTTTTCGTAGACGATTCGATTCAGTTAAAAGGGCCTTTCTTCGTTCTTCGGATTCGACTTGGTCAATTAAAATTTTTTTTTTTTCTAAACGTTTTTGTTCTGAATCAACAATATTGATCATTTTATTTTGTTCGGTTAAGATATTATCAGCAGAGGTGTTTGCTTTTTTATAACTATCTCCAGTATTTTTTACTTTTTTCTGCAGTTCTAAAACATAATTCGCAACTAATGGTGCATTATTCACATTAGGATAAGAATTCGATAAATCAGTTAAATATTTTCTTTGTACATGAAAAACTCCCGATAAATCGAAGTTTCCGTTGTTTGGACTATCTGTTTTTTTATCATTGTTCGACATTATATATTACTAATTGTATATATTAGAAATATATAAATGTTTTAAAAAGGTAACAATTAATCACGAGCAAGTAAAATAGCAAATACAATAAGTGTCGCACTTGTAACTGTTCCTAAAGCAAATAATAATTGCGAATTTACATATAATTCATTGTTATCCAAGATTTTTTTTTTACGTACATCTGGTTGTAAATGTGTACGAAAATGTAAAAGTTCATCACCTTTATAATCATATTTTGGATTATCGGTCATTTCTTTCTTCAATCGGTTATATTTCGGTATTTTTCGTTTTATTTTATTATAATGGTCATTGACTCTGTCTAGTTTATCGCCATAATCTTCTTCTGTTTCTAAATTTGAACGTATAATATCTCCTGTATCAGAAATAGCGTGTGTTACTTTGGATTTTTCATTGTTATTTTGCTCTGTTTCAAAACCTTCTTTTGAACGCCAAGAACCATCTTCATAATATTTCGCATTATCATACAATATTTCTTTAGCATCATTTTGATGTTTTATAAATTCTTTATCTCCACAAATTCCAATTTTATCAGGCTGAATTATTTGTTTTTTGTCGATTGCGTATCTTGAATATTTAAATGAATCGGAATAGTTACTTGTATTTTTTATCTCATTCGTTTGGTTCATATTATTAAATGTACCACAATTTAATCCACCACTAATATCCAGTTGATAATTCCTTAAAAATACGGAAGACGAATTCTCATCAATTGATTGTTCAGAATTAGTTGGTGGTACACGATTATAAAAAGGCATTGAATTATCTGTACTGATAATACACTTTGGTTTGCTGTTGGATGTATAGGTAAAATAATAGCGACAATTATTATTTTCATTACATAGTTCTTTACATTGTAAACCGGATAAATCTTGAGCCGATGTAAAATATTGACTGTCGACACTATTTTTATTTGGATAATAACCTGGTTTTTCTCTATAACTATTGGAATATTCTAATATTGATTCTGAAAGTTTATCATTAAACTGATTCATAGTATAAATTCCTTGATCGTTCATTTTATTTTTAATTTGAAATGTTTTTCCCATTCTATAATCACTGTTAATTTTATATATTGAAAAACAATAAGGCAATGGATTAATTTCTTTATGCGAAATACTATATTCAATTTTTATTGACGGTATAACACCATATGCTAATCGATTATCTTCATTATAATCATATTTATTGTTTAAAACGTCATTTAAATTTTTTTTAAATGTTTTGTAAAATAAATCTAATTGGTTGTAGTCTTCTACAACTATTTCGTTATTGTTTATTGTAAATAAGGAATAGCATTTAAATTTATCATTTAAAAAATCATTATTATTATCGGAGACAAATGAACAGTATAAGACAAGCGGAGGTTGAATATTATTACAAAGAGACGTTGAAGTCACATTTTCAGAAGTTAGTTTATTTTGTATCATTTTTTCTTCAATTACTGAAAACTGTAAGTCTACAATATCTTTGTCTTTACTAGAAAAATAACATTGAATTCTTATAGGCAAATACATTTCCTGTGAATAATAACTTGTTAAATGTGTAACGCCTTTGTTCATTGTAACATTGTCTGACCGATATTCACATAAAGAATGGTCTCCAATCCAAATAAAAAATGTGCAGGTTGAACCTTTACACGTGTATTTATAATTACCTTGTTTTACTTTGATTAATCCAGTAAAATCAATTGATATTAATTGTGTAAGCTGCATTGTATCATTATTCGTTTCGACTTCTGCTAACAATTGTTGGACAAGACTTTTAAAATTTTCCATACTTTCAATTGTTCCTATGCTACTTGTTTCATTTTCGTTAGTAACATCATAAGATAAATTAGTAGTATCAATATTAGGTAATGTTATCGCTTGAACATATTTCACATCACTAGTTTTGTTCAATATATATTTAAGACCAGGCTTGCTTGTAGAATTGAATTTTTGTATCTCGTTAATCTTATAATTATTATACAATTTTGCTAAATTCATTCTCCAAGCGTCTATACCATTACTAAACTGCAATTCTTTCCAGGATGAATTGTTTAAAAAGACATCTCTTCCAAATCTACCTATATTTGAAATACTAATACCATCAGGACTTTCTTCAAAATGATAATATTTATAATTTTCGGTAGATGGACTACTTTCTTCTGATTCTATTTTTTCGACATATTCTTTATAATTTTTAACAAAATCAGACAATCGATCAAATGTAAATAGTTTATTTGAATCCATTTAATATATATTTATATTAGATGAATATATATTGTTATTTAAATTATCTATTTATAATATCAAAAATTAAGACAAATACTAAATAAAAGAATAATATTACTAAAAGTGTATTTATTAAAGTACGTCTATGTAACATACGATACAAAGGTGCTGTACGTAGATCTTTATTTTCTTGTATATATCGAAGTTTGCTATCAAGGTCTTTTCGTAATTTAAGTACTTCTTCATGATTTGTTTCTAATTCTTCTGTATTTTTTTTGTACACACCTGTTGTTTTACCATCATTTGAAGTTTGTTTATCGTATACCTTTTCCAATCCGTCTAAAGATGAGTATAAATCTATATATGCGTCTGTTAGTGAACTAAAACTATCTTCTGTTGTTAAATCACAGGGCGGATCGACTTGTTTTGCTGTATCTTCGTTTTGACACCGAACGTACCTAGCGTATTTCGTTTGAAATGTATTTAATTCATTTGAAACATTATTTTGCATCTCAAAAACGTTATTTGGATATTTTAAACTGCTTGTTTCAGGTGATGGAGTAAATTCTACAAACATAATATTATTAATCTATATATATATTGGATTATTTATTATAATGATATATAAATACTAAAGTACCTATGATTCCCACCGATAGATTGATTGATTTTAATATTGCGAAATTATATTTTGTCTGCATATCATTATAACCTTCGTCTGAAGTAATGTGATTATTACGACGGTCATACATAGTATTTACTAAATTCTCGTTTTTACATAATTCGTATTGATAACATTTCTCTATATTTGAATCATCGTCACATTTGAAAGCATTTATTTTGTTTTCTTCTTCTAATACACTGCATTTATCATTACTAGGTAAATCCTTTCTATTAGTGGAGTAATAAAAATCGTAAGGAGTATAACTTAATTCAAAATTATATTGCTTATTAGAAATATTCGACATTATATACAAATACTTGCTATAATAACTATTTGTATATTTTTATTAAACACAAACGCGATAATAATTCGTAGTCATAGCTGTGATACTAGAACGTTCAAACAAACAAATATTTCCAGGTCTTACGCCATTGACTAAAGCATGGGGATCAAATCTAGATATTTCGGGTAATTGTGATTTATCACGTATTTGTTTTTCCTTCATAAATAATTCTTCTTCGGTTTCGTCTAAAACCCGCATAAATGGTACAAGTGTATGATTTAAAATATTAAATTGAAGTCGTTTGATGTTATGAATAACAACAAATATACCATCATGGTCAAACAAGTATCGCATTTTTGTTAAAATCGTATCATTTGGTTCATCATCAATAATAATCATTAAAGTGTCTTTTTTTGTTAAAACTTCATCGATCGAAAACAGATCCTCAATTATATTATCCAATACTTCTTTTTTGATTTGCTTAGTAGTCTGTTTTAAGGTAAAGTAATATTTAATATACACTTTTGTTTTCTTTTCCTTATGTGTAACTAACATATCAAGTTGTGAGTTAGTCAACATTGCATCAATTTCATTCATACTGAAACTATTATAATCTTCTGTATCATATCCTTGCTTATACAATTGTTCAAGCAATGTTTTGCGTGATTTATATATGCCTATAATTCGAGAACTGAGTGTAGACATTTTACTAAATATTAATATATATATAATATCTTAATATCCTTTCTCTAATTCAATTTTATCTATCTACTTTTTTTATCACTAAATTTGAAAAATCAACGTCAGCAGCTGTTTCAACTGGTGGTAATGTTGATGGTGTACTTTGAATATTTTCTTTTACTACGATAGAAGGTTCATTATTCATAGTAGTTTGTTCGCTACTAGTTGTAGTTGTTTCTGCTGTTGGTAATTCTGAAGTAGAGTGATCGCTACCATCTCCATTAAAAAATTTGGGTGCTATAATAACAGTTGGTTGTTGCTGTTTAGGTTGAATTTCTGGTTGTAATGTTAATGGATTCTGAAGAGCAGGTTTAAATAATTCAGGTTTAAAGATATGCAATTGGGATTCTGGGAATATATCATATCCAGAAACAACATTAACACTATTATTATCTGATAAACCCGTATCATCGATTGCCTTTATAGTGATAAACTTGGGCCCAACATGAGATACTTCCCAAGGACGTTTTGGATAATTATCTTTGCAATTTCTCATACAAACCCGATCTCCTTGGTTATATTTATTACCTCCACCAATTTGTCCGTCATTATCCTCATCTGATTCTTCAAGTGGTGGTGGTGGTATTGAACCATCTTCTGAAGAAACATAAGGTGAATTTGGATTGTACGCGGGTGATCCTGGTGCATATGCGGGTGATCCTGGTGGATATGCGGGTGATCCTGGTGCATATGCCGGTGATCCTGGTGGATATGCCGGTGATCCTGGTGGATAATCGGGACTTCCAGGTGCATATGCAGGTGATCCTGGTGCATATGCAGGTGATCCTGGTGGATAATCGGGACTTCCAGGTGCATATGCAGGTGATCCTGGTGCAAAAGGAGGAGAATCGGGACTTTCAGCAATCGAGGCGCGTTTTATCTCAGATTTACTTACCGCCAAAACAAGTGTATCGTTAGATTTTGATAAAAAGTTTCCAGATTTTTCAAATGGTTCTATATTTTCCAAATCTTTTGTGGAAATTGCGATATTATTATCGTCTAACACCGCTTTTACAAACCATTCACGATTTTGTTTTGTATCTGCGATATACAATACCTTATCGTGTTTATCATATTCTATTACAGGTTCGGGAGTAAATGTTTGATCGGGTGTTTTTAAATCTTTCTGCTTTTTGTTTAATTTATCAAATATGGCTCGTATTAATCCATTTGGTTGCATTAGTTCGTTTTGCGTGACTTTCTTAATATTATCAGAATAAGACATACTTTCTATCTGTTCGATATTATCTTCGGTTACAATTCTTAACTGAATATTCATTGTTTGTAGTTCTTGGACTAATAATTTAAATGAATACGGAATTGATATAATACTAAAAGAACGACCAAATTTTGTAACGTGTTCAATACGCATAGTATCATTTTCTAATGAGCCATTAAATTGTACTGGTCCATCCATAATTGGACTCATAAACAGCTTTTTTGAAGGATTATAAATAGAAATTAATCCACTATGATTACATATCGCCAAGTAATATTTATCGGCTCTTTCCATCATAGATTCTTTTAAAAATTCGTTCATTCCGTGTGATATAACTGTATCACGTTCCATTTCACCTATACGCAAACCACCGTCATTTGCTCGACCACTAACCGGTTGCTTTGTTAATGCAGTAGTTGGACCTTTTCTGCGCGAATTTACCTTGTCTTTTACCATATGCTTTAAACGCATGTAATAAGTAGGTCCCATAAAAATCTCACTTTCCATTTGTTCACCCGTCATACCATTATATAAAATTTCATTACCGTTACTATGAAAACCTTGTTTTGTTAATAATTCGCCGTACACACCAATCTTGGACC